CTATTGGAACTTCATTACAAGTATTAAGAACTAATACAGGTGCTACTGCATTAGAGTTTGCAACTATATCTACTGGAACATCTTGGCAATCAGTTGTTACTGCTGCAACATTAACTGCTGTTGCAGGTAGAGGATATTGGATTGATACAACTTCAAATGCTTGTACTGTAACATTACCTGCTTCTGCAACTAATGGTGATACAATTATTTTAGCTGACTATGCTAGAAAATGGGGAACTAACGCAGTTACAATAAATCAAAATTCTTTAAACTTTCAAGGATATACTTCTCCAAATCCTATTTATAATACAAATGGTCAATCAGTTACATTAGTTTATTCTGGTGCAACGCAAGGTTGGATTCCAACAGTTGATGATGATGTAACTTTAGAAACTCCACAAGCATATTCAATAGATTTTTTAGTAGTAGCTGGCGGTGGCGGTGGTGGTGGAGGTGGATCTCATGGAGGAGGTGGTGGTGCTGGTGGTTACAGAACATCTACTCAAACTGGTATAAATAGTGGAATAGCAATTACAGTAACAGTTGGCGATGGTGGTGCTTCTACAACAAATGGTTCAGATTCTTCAATATCTGGTTCTGGTTTAACAACAATAACATCTACTGGTGGAGGTAAAGGTGGAACTCAAGTTGGATCTCAATTTACTGGTGGTTCAGGTGGTTCTGGAGGAGGAGGTGCTGACTCAGCATCAGGAGGTGCTTCTCCTGGTGGTTCTGGTAATACTCCATCTACATCTCCATCACAAGGCAACAATGGAGGAAGTTCATTACATTCTGGACCAAATTATGGAACAGGAGGGGGTGGTGGTGCTGGTGCAACAGGTTCAAACGGAACATCTACAACAGGTGGAAATGGTGGAAATGGAACAGCATCTTCAATAACAGGTTCTTCAGTTACAAGAGCAGGTGGAGGTGGAGGTAATGTATATAGTACTGGAACTCCAGGTTCTGGTGGGACTGGTGGAGGTGGTGCTTCTGGACCAACTAATCCAGGTGCTGCTTCTGGACCAGGTGTAGCAGGAACAGCAAATACTGGAGGAGGCGGAGGAGGCGGAGGAACGTCTGGTGCAGGAGGAAAAGGAGTTGTTATATTAAGTTTACCAACTGTTAATTATTCAGGAACAACAACTGGTTCTCCAACAGTAACAACATCTGGTAGTAATACAATTTTACAATTTAATGGTTCAGGGAGTTACACAACATAATGGCTAGTTTTGCAAAAATAGGATTAAATTCAAAAGTAATAGAAGTGCTTTCGGTTAATAATGAAGTATTAAAAGATTCAAATGGAGTTGAACAAGAAGTTAATGGAATTGATTTTTTAACTAAACTTACAGGTTATCCTGTATGGAAACAAACATCTTACAACACACATGGTGGAGTACATGATAATGGTGGAACACCTTTAAGAAAAAATCATGCTGGTATTGGATATACTTATGATGAAGATAGAGATGCTTTCATTCCTAAAAAACCTTTTAACTCTTGGATATTAAACGAAGATACTTGTATTTGGAATGCACCAGTTGCTTATCCTACTGACGGAGAATTATATACTTGGAACGAATCAACATTGACTTGGGATATAGTAGAAGTATAGTATTTTAAAAAACGAAAGGAAGGAAAGTGGAAGCTATTATTAATAGTATATTTGCAACACCAATTTATCTATCTAAATTAGATAGAGAATTAACAGAATTAGAATTAAAATTTGTAGATAAAAATAAAAAAGATTTCTATAAAAATGAAGGAAATATAACAACAAACAATAATTATATTCTTAATGAAAAAACTTTTACTAATATTAAAAAAGAATTAGATTTAAAAATACAAGATTATTTTGATAAAGTTATTTCACCAGCTAATAACATAACACCTTATATTACTCAGTCTTGGTTAAATTATACTGAAACAAATCAATATCATCATAAACACCAACACCCAAACTCATTGGTATCAGGAGTATTTTATATAAACTGCAATGAACAACATGATAAGATTAAATTTTTTAATGAAAAATATTCAGCTATTAAATTAGAAGTAAAAGATTGGAATATATGGAACTCAGAAACTTGGTGGTTCTCAGTTAAGACTGGAGATATAATATTATTTCCATCTTCCTTAACTCACATGGTAGAAACTAAACAAGGAGATAATACCAGAATTAGTTTAGCTTTTAATGTTTTTATTAAAGGATCTGTTGGTAACAATAAAGAACTAACTGAACTTATATTATGATTATAGATATTTTTAAAACATCTATTTACAAAACTTCAATTAAAAATGAAGAATATATAAATTACTTTATTGATTTATTAAATAACCAAAAAAAATTAAACAGTGGTAATTCTTTAAGTAATATTGGTGGTTTTCAAAGTCAATCATTAAACATTATTAATGAAAATATAAAAGAAAATTTATTTATTAAACCTGCATTAGAATACATAAAACAATTTAACAGAAATTATAAAATTGAATTATCTAATTTTTGGATAAACTGTAATAATAAAAATGATTATAATTTATTACATAGCCACTCAGACTGCAATATATCAGGTGTCTATTATATTAAAGCACCAGAAAATTCAGGGAGAATAGTATTTCAAAATGGTGATTTAGCAAAGATGAGTAGTAAAAATCAACATTGTTTTGATGATGCAAATTTTTATTCTAGGTATTTTTTTTCAGTTAAACAATATGACTTAATTTTATTTTCATCTGATACATTTCATTATGTTGAACCTAATAGATCAAATGATGAAAGAATAAGTGTAGCATTTAATTTGTATTTAAAATAATTTATGACAATAAGAAAATTATCTATTGAAGAAACAATTAAATCATATACCAATGAAAATGGATTTGCTTGGGGTATTAATACAGTAATGAAATCTTTAGCACCAGGTGTAAGTCATGATCTAACTTCTGCTGGAGGAACTTTTATAATAGATAGATGGGATTCTTCTTTGCCACAACCTACATCACAAGAAATAAGAGATGAGTATATTAGGCAGCAAACTATAGCTGAGTGCATTGAATACTTTAATAAAGTAAAATGAACATCCTAATAGCTATCCCATGCTATGGTGGCAACATCAGTAATGCTACATTCCATTCATTATTTAATTGTATCAAACCTTTAAACGATCTTGGACACAATCTTAGAATAGAAACCTTACCAACTGAATCTTTAATCTCTCGTGCTAGAAATAAGTTTGTTACCAAGTTCTTAGATAATAAAGAATTTAACGGAACACACTTATTATTCATTGATGCTGACATTGGATTCACACTGCAAAACCTTTTAAGAGTTATAGAATTTAATAGAGAAGTTGTTACATGCACCTATCCTGTAAAAGGTTTTTACTGGCAACAATTACTAGATCGTATTAAAGAAAATAATAATATAGATGAACAAACAATGCGTGATTATCTACTGCAGTTCAATGTTAATCTATATCCTAACACAGAATTTAAACAGGGATTCGCAAGAGTAAAGGAAAGTGCCACAGGTTTTATGTTAATTAAACGTGAGGTGTTTACTACTATCATAGATAAATTTCCTAATCTTAAATACAAGCCAGATCTAAGAACAGGAATAGAAAACTCACAGAATGCGTATGATTTTTTTCCTGTTGGAATATATAAAGAAAAAGATGGTGTTAATAGATTCTTATCTGAAGATTATTACTTCTGTAGACTAGCTGAAGAGTGTGGCTTTGAGATCTGGACAGACTTATCTACACCAATTACACACTTGGGTTCTACTGAATATCATGGTATGTTCATGACTCAACTAAACAAGAAATAATATGATTACACTTATTATTGGTTTACTAGCTGGAGGTTTCATTGGTTATGCTTATAAAGATGAAATCAGTAAAGCTATTGAATCTATTAGATCTCATCTAAAATAGACTTGAAATTTGTTGCACTGCAACATATATAGTTTCCATTAACCAATGGAGAACACTATGTTAGATTATAAATCTTTCAGAGAATACTGGACTAAGTTTTATGCAGATGCTTTTGAAGATGTTAAAACATTTTGGAAAGATTATGCTAAAAGTGTAGAACAGTTCTACAATAAAAAATAAATTATATTTATAATTCAATAAGTTATAAAAAATAATTTTATTTACTTATTATTCAATTAACACTAGTTGGCTTTTGCCAAACCAACTAATAGGAGTTAGCATGGCAAAGAAACCTAAATCAGCCGAAGATATAATTTACCAGATTAAAGATCTGTTAGATGATCTTGAGCTGCGTATAAATCCAGAAGATTCTTATGATGATGAATCAGAAGATGATCTTGATATAGACGAAGAAGAAGACGAAGATTAGTCTATACAATAGGGGTGGTGAATAACCACCCTTATTTCAAACACAATCTATAATTGACTTTTTATCCACAACCACTATAGCTTGTGTATGAAGAGAAAGAAAACAGCTACATCTGGTACATCTATTCGTTTGTCTGCACATGAAAAGATTTGTGCTGAACGAATGCAAACACTTATTAAAACAATAGATGAATTAAGAGTAGATGTTAAAGATCTTCGTAGCGATATGAGTAAGGGAAAGGGGATTATTTATTTTATTATATTCCTTGGTGGTATTGTTACAGCGGTTGGTAGTTTCTTTCAATTTAGATAAACAAAAAAAACTAAAGGGGTTTAGTGAATTTAAAGCATCGTAAAGGTATTACATCACAACTAATAGCTCAATCTTATTTTAGCACACAACCTAATGTGTTAGTCTTCACACCTACAGGTGGTGTTGGTCCAATAGATCTAGTTGTTTTTAATACTAAGACAAAACAATATACTAACTACGATGTTAAGACTGTGTCATATAGAAAGTCAGCTACTAAGTATGCACACAAAAAGAATGATCGTATCAATAGATCACCATCTAAAATACAACAGGCAATGAACGTAAAGATTGTTTATGTATATGAAGATGGTAAGATTATAGTTAAATGAATTACGAAGACGTTAAGACACGCATAAAGAAAAATGAAGGTTTCTCTGCCAAAGTATATTTAGATTCACTTGGCAAAGGTACTATTGGTTATGGTCATCTACTTACTGAAGATGATGATTTTGAAGAAGGTATTATCTATGACAAAGATATACTTGAAGCATTGTTTGATAAAGATTTTATTAAAGCTAAACAAGGTATGGAAGAATTAGTTGGAACACAGGCATTACCTATGCTTGTTAAAGGAGTTATTATTGAGATGGTATTTCAATTAGGTAAGACTGGTGTATCTA